CCTATAGTTTATCCCACAGGTATTTCGGCATAAATGGAGAAGGCCCCCTCCGGGATTTACACCAGAGGGGGCCTTCTATTGCTCGAACCTTACGGCACGATGTACTGGGCCGGAGGAGCGGAAGCCTCGTTGCCCTTGGAGGCCAGAAGCGCCTGACCGTTCAGGAACGCGCCCGAGACTACGTGACGGACACGGTACTGGATGTCGTCGTTCAGGAGCGAGCCTTCCAGACCCGGAACAGCGCCGCCACCGATGTAGTTGCCACCGTTGGAGGAGATACGCAGGTCAGGGGTTTCCTGGTTCTGCAGGAACGCCACGGCGAGGGACTGACGGGTTCCGTCATAGCCCTTGTCCGGGACGAGGTACCAAGTGGTGGCAGCAGTACCGGAAACGTCGATCTGCTCCAGCCAGTCGGTGGCGGTCAGGCTCACGTCGGAGTTGGTGACGTTCAGCTCGGCCTCGACCGTCAGCGCGGTGTTCTTGACCTTCAGCTTGGACGTGGCCAGCAGAGCCTCAGCCTGATCCTTCATGGCGATGGGGACCAGCAGGCGGAACTGCGGAACCGAAACCCGGCGTCCGTTGACCTTGCGGTTACGGATCGCACGCTTGGCCAGCGTCAGGGCGTCAAGGCTGAGCTTGTATTCCTTGTCGAACAGGGTGCCGCCGACGTTGGTGTTGCCGTTGCCCACCGAGAACGTGTTGGCGTTCGGGCCGGTAGCGGAGGCAAGGATGCCGAAAGCTTCCGTGTCCTCGGTGTTGCCGGCGAACTCGATGAGCTTGCCCGGGATGGAGTTGATGAGGTCCCACTCGTCGTTGATGACCATTTCCCAGGTGAAGCCGAAGCGTGCACCGTTCTTGGCCAGCAGGACGCCGTTGGCGCTGGTCGTGAAACCAAACGTCGGGTACTCGGTGTTCTCAGGGACACGGGGGAGGGACTGCGGCAGGGTGGCCTTGCCGCCGTTGGTGCCGAGGTTGGTGTCGTTGTCCAGCAGGAGTTCGCGGAGGAACTGCGGCTTGAAGTCGTTGAACGTCTTCTTGACAGCGAAGTCGGTCCAGCTCGTGGGGCGCTTGGCGTACTGCGCCTGAAGCGTCTGACGGGTGCCGATGGCGAAAGCGGCGGCGAGGTCGGAGCTGGACACGGATTCCGTGATGTACGCGGAACCGTCCACGAGCGCCTTGACCCGGCCCTGTGCGGCCCGGTCACCCCGGAGGGCTGCGCCGAAAAGTGTTCCGGCTTCTTCTACGTTCTTGATAGTCATGTCAGCCTTCCTTATGCCGCGTCTGCGACGATGCCGCCGTTGAGAACCTTGACCAGCACACCGGCAAGCGGGGCTGACTTGACGCGGAGCGCGACACCGAACAGCTTGGTGCCGGCAGCCGCAGTGACCGAGAGGGTGTTGTCGGAGGTCTTGATGTAGACCGGGGTGCCAACGGCAGTGACTCCGGTGACGGGGAGGATGGCCGCACCGTGCAGGGCAACGGAGGCGAATCCGGGGAGGTTGCCGGAGATTGCACCGGAGACCTGGGTCAGGCTCATGCCAGCACCGAGGGAGATGGTCTCGGTGACCGAGCCCTCAGCGGTGACGGTGATTGCGTTCAGCAGGCCAATGCGCAGGGCAGTGCCCGCCTTGGTTCCTGTCGGTACGGGGAGGGAGATGTACTCCGCATCCTTGAAGACAATATTCGTTGCCATTTCGTTGGCCTTTCGTTGCCACGGTGCCGTTACTGTAATTGTACGGCATTTAAAGTTTCTACAGAGTTAGTAAATCAATGGACGGAATGAGCGCCTAATGAATCACTTCTTGAAGCGCCCATTCCGCCCGGTTGCACTGCCTCGAAAGACCGCCTGCAACGGGCGAGAATGGGATCACCGCCTACTAGGAGCCGAAAATGCTTTCACCGATTTTTGCCTTGGATTCCTCCAGCGTTTCCTCGGAGCCATTGCCCCGGAACGTTGCACCGGCTTCGGCCAGAATGGTCTTCTGGTATTCCTGCTCGGCGGTGATTGCCTCGGCCAAGTCCTTGCCAGCCTTGACGACATCGAGCACACGGGCCTGAGCAGCAGGTGCGAGCTTCGATTCGGTCAGCTTGGCAACGACAGCCAGCGGGTCAACAGCGGCAGGCTTCTCGGCCTCAGCTGCAACACGGGCAGCCTCGACCAAGGCGTCAGCCTTGTCCTGGTCTTCCTTGTCGGCACGCTCTACGAGCTTGGCGACTGCATCTGCGTTCTGCTTGGCGGTCTCAACGAGAGCGTCCAGAGCCGCTTCCAACTTCGGGTCCATTGCGGATTCCTTTTCTTCTAGGGACTCTGCGCCACTCTCGGACGCAGAAATTTCGGGGCCTGATTCCAGCAACTTGACGAACCCTCCACCGGCACCAGCCGTGGTGACGACATCCACGGAGGTCACAGAGGTGAAGGCCTTCAGCACGGGACCGTCAGCGGTCTCCTCGACATCACCGGAGGCGCGGATCGACATGCCGATCACGCCGGCCAAAGCCTTTTCCTTGATGTCCTGCTGGTATTCGGAGAAAAAGCGGACATTCGCATAAAGGTCGCTACCGTCGAAAACCGCATCGGTTTCAAAGACGCCCACAAGGTCTTCGATTTTCCGTTCCGGGAGATTCCACTTTTCCTCGACGGAGGGGTGATTTGCGTAAACCCGTGTGCCCTTGGCAAACAGCGGAGCGCCAGCCTCGACAGCGGCCTTGGGGTAAAAGGCAGAGCTGCCTTTACGGTCCCCCTCGATGACCTTGATTTTCCACACAGCCCCGGTCAGGGAGTCCGCTGAAATCGTGCTGGCTTCCAAAAGCTGCTTGGGCATGAAAATCTCCATTCGTCTAAACCCAGTTTATCAGCTTGGTATTTATGGTCAGAAAAATAAACACCCACCTACAGGGTTAGCCGTAGGTGGGTGTTCAGTTACGGCACTTAACCGGTCTTTTGGGCCGGTTCGCGCACAAGCCCGAAGGCTTGAACGCAACGACCCGCGCTGAGATAGTTACCGAACGGCCACTGCCCGTCCCGTTTCGACCCAGTTTGCCCCGTCGTATGTGAACGTGACGATGTCGCGGTAGAACGCTGCCGTGGATGCCGTGGGGGCTGCGCCGCCTGCGAACTTCAGCCCGGTAGGCCATGCGTAGGTGCGCCCGCCCGTCGCATCCTGCCACCAGGACAGCGTGAGCCGCTGCCCGGTTGACGGGTTCGTGATCGTGGATGATGTGGCGTTGGCACTGAGCGTGATCGACTGGACGTTCCCTGCCGCCGCGTCAATGGTTACCGCCCCGTCAGAGGCGAGCGTCTGGCTGACACGGTTGTCAACGTAGGCGCGCTTCCAAACATGGGTGCCGAGGTTCCTGACTACCTGCCAGATCGTGTGCAGCGCCGCGCCGGCGTCGGTCTTTGTTGCCAGTTCGACGTTCGACCCCGCGTTAGAACCGGACTCGGTGTCACCGGTTATGGCAAGCTCGGCGCGGGCTGAACCAGCAGTCTGCGCCTGCCCGAGTACGCGCCGGGAGCCTGCCCCGCCGTTGACGCGGAGCCCGAGCATTGTTCCGGAGGCGCTGTTTGATCCCGCGATGGTTCCGATAACATGCTGAACCGTGTTGTTGAAGTTGACGGTCCCTGAGAACTCCCGGTAGGAGCTGGACTCGCTAGGGGTGGTGCGCCGCGAGTTGACGGCGCGCACGTTTGTCCAGACCGCGTCAGTAGTTCCGGTCAGGTAGATCGGGTAGTTCAGCAGCGGAGTGGTCCGTGTATCCACGACGGTGATGCTATGGGCCGCGAACCGCGTGATCTTGCTGGTGCTGCCCGCCTTCGCCGCGATGCCGAAGTTCTCCTGCGTGCTCGTATCCGGGATCAGCGTGCCGGTGTAGTCGTTGAGGGTGCCGGGGTTGATGATCGTACCGTTGCGTACGGTGACGTCCTGCGCACCGGAGACGATGATGCCGCCCTTCGCGCAGTCAATGAGTATGAAGTTGCTGATTTCGAGGTTTGTGGCCACGGCTGTTTGGTTGGCGAGGTCGTTGGATGGCGAGCCGCCGATGCGAATGCCGGTGCCGGAGCTTGAGTCGCCGAAGTCTCCGGATGGGGTTCCGCGTAGCATGCCCTTGGCGTAGATGCCGGATATGCGGCCGTTCTTGGGGGCGTCGTCGAGCCAGACGGCACCAAGGCCGCAGTTGATGGCGGCGATGTTGGTGACGTTGAGGTTTTCGGGACCATAGTCGGTGGTGTCGCCACTCACGATGAAACCACCGAACCAGTGCCCGTATCCCGCGCAGTTGTATGAACTGAGGTTCGAAGCTGTGACGGATCGGTTTCCGCGACTGAATGAGAACCCGTTATCGTGTCCGTCGATGGTGACTGCGTCATGCGCGGAAACCATGTCGTTGAATAGCCAGCTGGGGTCCATCGTGTTGATGGCGCGGACGCGCACAGTGGAGACGACGCCGCGCAGGCCGTCGAACAGCCACGGCTGGTTGGTGTTCTCTACCTTGATGTTTTCTAGGGTGATGTCACTGATCGGATAGTTCGCGGTGTTGAAGCCACCCCCGGGCAAGAGGCTCCGGTCGCCACGGAAGGTGAACGCCTGGTTGACGCCGCCGCCGCCTGACTTGGAGCGGGTGCGGCGAGGTATGCCTCCCGTGTCGTTGACGATAGTTCCCTTCACGGTGAAGCCCCGGAATGTGAGACCACCGCATCCGCCCGCAGATCCCGTGGCCGTGAAGCAAGAGCCTAGCGCGACGTTGATGTCTGCCAGGGTGCCGGGAACGGTGATGACGGTCTGGTCGCGCCCCAGGCCCTCAACGCATACGTTATAGACGCCAGCCATGTTGATCTGCTTGCGGGTCGTGTATGCCTTGCGGGTCAGCTTCACTACCGGGATGGTGTTCGCGTTCGCGTAGGCGATGGCCGCCTGAATGCAGACATCGTCCGATGCGTCAGTGCCCGAGAGGTTGCGGAAGTCCTCAACGTCAACGAAGCTGCGCTTCCCAAAGGTGGCATTTAGTGCCGCTGACGTTGGACTTGTAGGGTCTTTTATTTTCTGCGTCATGGCCGCTACGGCGTAGCTGACTGTGTTCATGTCCATGCTGGTTTTCCTAACCCTTCGCGCCGGTACGAGCGGCTGTGGATGCGTCCTTGCGGTACGAGTTGTCCCCGTAGGACTTGGCTGTGGATGCTGCTTTCTTCACTCCGGGGACCTTTGGAGCCTTCGCCCCGGGAACTGCTGGTGCGCCGGGAGCAAGCTGGGGTGCCTTGGCAGCTGCGTCAGCCGCCGCCTTGGCCTGTTCGGCAGCCATCGTGGCCTGGAGGATCAGGTTCCCCAGTTCCTCCTTGGTAGGCACCTTCTCCGGGTCCATGTCCTGAATGTCGAGGGCGTGGATGATGAGCGCCCGCATCTCCTTGTCGGAGAATACGTTCAGCGTGAGCAGGGACACAAGGGACTGAATCTGGCGGTAGACCGCCTCCTCCTCGATCTTGGGGAAGGAGACCTTCACCTCCATGCCGAGGTAGGCGAAAATCGCCTCGTAGAACATCTTGTGCTCGGCCTGACGCGCCTTCATGACCTTCTCGTTGGAGCCTGAAAGGGTCTCGGCAGAGGAGCGGTTGGCGTTGCCGGCGTCGGCGGTCAGCTCGGTCAGGGGCACACTGAGGCCAGCAGCGACGTAGCCAGCCAACGGGAGGCCAGCCTCGAAGTCCACCGAACCGCCAGTGCGGCCCACCGAGGAGATGGTGGTGCCCTGCCCCGTCACGGCGGTGGCTCCGACACCCTGCGGCTGGCCGGTCATCGGGTCGATGCTGGGGGCGGTGCCCACCTTGGTGGAGGCGGCGCGGGCGTTGGCAGCAGTGGGTGCGGCAACCTTCCACGCGAAGCGGGAGTACGCCTTGACCAGCGTGGCCTGGGACTCTAGGAACTCCTTGTGTGCCTTGGCCCAGAACATCACGGGCAGGATGTCGGGGACGCCCCACTTCCAGCCGGTCTGCTTGTTGACGCTGTGGGCCGCGATGCGGGAGCCCCAGTTGACCCTCTTGCCCTTGAACTGGCTCGGGGTGCCGTTGGCCGTGTCGTAGTCGATGGCCGGGAAGTATTCGATGTTGGTGGACGTGGTCTCCTGCTCGGTGGCCACGTTGGTGACCGTGGTGGCCCACTCGCGCCGGTAGAACCAGACATCCTCGGGGTTGTCCGGGTCCGAGACGGTGCCGGTGATCTGCCACAGGGGCACACGGGTCAGGCGGTCCACCTGCGTCTTGGCGGACTTCTTGGTCACCAGCAGGAAGAAGTTGCCGTCCGTGGCAAGGCAGGACTCCATCTCCATCTGGGCCTTCTCGGAGAGCAGGTACTTCTTGTTGCCCGCGTGTTTGGCGAAGGTCTCATCGAGCCCGTCCAGCTTGATGCCGTTGCCCCAGATGTAGGCGATACGCACGGCGATGCCGCGCTTGATGAGCGGGTTGATGACCGCAAGGGCACGGGTGACACGGGTCTGGTCCCGGATGGTGGACAGGGGGAGCTCGCGCATGTCCCCGTACTCGCCGCCGAGCGGGGACCAGCCGATGTTGTCCAGCGCCAGCTGCACGTCGGCAATCGACTCGCGCAGTTCGAGCGTCATTTCTTTCAGGGCCGTGTTCTCGGTCTGGACTTCGAGGAGCTGTGCCATCTGAGTGCCCGCGCTGGGCGAGAACTTGGCCTTGGTGGCACTTTTCCTGGACATGAAACTCCCTAAAGGTCTGCGGCAGAAACAACGGCCTGCACCCTAGTTTATCAAATGGTGTCGCGCCAGATATTTCTACAAACCTACAGACCTAGTACGGAGAAATGCTCGACTCCATAGCGAAAAGGAAGTCCTCGGGGGCCGTCTCGAATTGGGCTCCGATAGGCAATTTCGATACCGGGTCCTTGGGGTCAATTGGCAACTCCATTGCCGCGTACATGGCCGCGTCAGCGAAGTCAGGGGACTTTCCGGTCTTCAGCCGGATTTCCTCTTTCGAGGCAATTTGCAGTGAGCTGCGGGAGTTCTTGAAGTGATATTCGAGCGTTTCCAATTCCTTGGTCAGCGCCGTGTCATCGCCGTCAATGTCAATTTGCTCTTGGAACATGCGGCGGCGGACTTCGTCGTACATCTCGGCGCGGGCGTTGATCCACTTGTCGATGTCCGATGAAGCCGCGTTGCCGATG